GGGAACGGCCATCCACCTTCGCCTTCGTTGTAGTCGTAGACCTTCTTGCCGTTGACGACATGGACGACACAGCCGGGGGTGTTGTCGGTGGGGCGTTCGTAGTAGCAGTAGACGAGCGTCAGGCGGGGCGGTTGGCCTTGCGGGCGTCGGGACAGCAGGGTGCGGTGGCGGGATGACAACGCTGCTTCTGCGTCAGGGGCGGGAAGCCAGTCCAGCCGGTACTGCTCTTTGACCTGCTCGGGGGGTAGGGCGACGCATCGAATCCAGTAGCGGGCTTCTTCCACGTTGACCGATCCCGGCTCGAGGCAGAACTCGGAGATGCCGAGCGGGGTCAGTTTGACACCGCCGGTCGGGATGGAGATGCCGGTCACGGGGTCGACTGCGGCGACCGGCCCGAGGTTCGGGTCCCAGTCGACGGACACGGCGGCGGCCCCACCGAACAGGGTTTGGAGCAGGGATTCTTCCCGAATGTCGCTCCAGTTGTTCTCGTACGCTTCGGACAGAAGCAACTGCTCTTGGAGGCGTTGACGGCGCAGACTGGCATCGTCGACGCCGGACGGCTCGACTTCCCACACCAGCGGGGAGCGGGTCAGGCGGGAGATGAGGTTGGTGACACGAGGTCCGAACTTGTCGACGGTGATGCGGGTGTATTGCTCGTTGTCGTTGGTGTAGTCCAGCTCGGACACCATGTTGCGGGAGATGTCCCACCAAATCCATTGCAGACCGGCGTAGTACGAGGCGTTCAGCCAGTAGTCACGGCGTTCTTTCAGCAGGTACGTGTCGGCTTTGTTCCACAGGTGGACGACATCTTCAGGCTTCGGCGGTTCCCACGGTTTCACGGTCCTACAGCCTCACTTGGTGTCTCCCACGTTTTCCGTGGCTTGTCGTCGGTCTTTTTCTTCTTGCCGAGCCTTTCTGCAACGATCATCGCTTCGGGATTCTTGGCGACGACAAGGTTAGTCAATCGACGGTTCTCTACCAGTAGCACGGCGCAGATCGCTGCGAGAACGAGGATGGCGACGATGGCGGGGATCACAGGTCATCCAGGAAGTCGGTGTTCGTGTGGGGCTTCGGCGCGGGGGGTTCTCGCCGGGGACGACCCGTACGGCGAAGGGGGGAACCGTCCACAGTCGAGGGGGGCGACTGGGGGGTGTCCCCGGCGAGAACTGGTGCGGAACCTGCCGCTTCCGCAGTCGCCGATGATACACCAGCGATTGCTCCGGCAATGGATTCCAGTTTGGTTTGGAGTTCGTCGACACGCTCTCCGAGTTCCTTGTTCACCGCTTGCGACAGGCCGAGTTCGCCGATGCGGTTCATTTCGAGGCCACGTGACCCCATGACCTGCTGGGCGAGGTCGATGGCGCAGTCGGCGCAGATGTAGAGCCGGGTGACTGCCGACGGGTTGTCATCCTCAGGGCTGTTGTGGCCGTCGAGGTCGTGTTCGGTGTCGATGATCGGTTTGGCGACCCCTCGGCAGAACCAGCAACAACCTGGCAGGTACGTGTAGTTGTCAACGATGCGTGACATCACCATTTCCTTTTCTTGGCAGAACGATCAAGTTTGTCGATCAACTTCTGCACCCTTCCTTCTGCGCCGGGTTGGTAGTCCTTCCGGCGTCGGCTGATCTCATTGTATGGGCGGCAGGCTAACAGATAGCGGAGCGCGTCCACGGCGTGGTCTTCGTCGTCGGTGTCGATGTCTTCGGGGTTGATGTTGTCGTGACGCATTGCGGGCAGGGTGCGGAGCAGGTTTTCGCAATGGTTGAAGATTTTCAGTTTCGGTTCGCCGGATTCGGGGTCGGGCTGTAGGTATCGGCGCACGTTCTGCCATCCGGCCACACGGGCGTTTTTGGCTCGGGTGACTGGCACGTTCAGGCTGTTGTAGACCGAGGCGACGGTTTGGCCGAGGCCGGACACGTTGGAGAAGGTGGACGGGTCAATAACGCTCGAGGTGATGGATTCGGCTTTGCCGATCGGATGTTTGGAGAGTTCACGGATCAGCATGGCTTGCTGGGCGGCGGTCAGGTTCTTCTGATACGACTCCCGGTACACGTAGCAGGTGCCGTCGGCTGGGTTCCATGCGCCCCATAGGCAGGCGTACGGGTTCGCTGTTCCGAAGTCGATTCCGCGGTATCTCGGCCATTCGGGTGGTATCTCGAACGGTTCGACGACGTGGAGGTCACGCCGGTATTCGGTGAAGTATTGCCCGGTGAAGGTGTCCCAGTCGCCGAGCAGTTTCTGCTTTCTTTCCGTCTCGGGTAGCATCGAGAGGACCTTCCGGTACGAAGGGTCAATGTGCGGGTTGTCGTCGACTGTGGAGGGGACGAACGCGATGACAAGGTGTTTGTTCGGGTCGTGGGGGATGTCCAGTTTGGCGAGACGTTCGTTGTCGTCCGGCAGCTCGACCCGGTGGACGATGTCAGGGTCATCGAATCCGTCCGATACGTCATAGACGACCGCGTATCTGCCTCCGTTGGTGGCTTGGACCATCATCCGGTACAGGAAGGTGTGGCCCCGGTCGCCGGGGTTGGTGGCGAACAGGACGTGCGTTCGGACTCCTAGTTTGGTCATTTTCCGGCTGGTGCGGAGACGACCGGAGATCATCAGCATCTGATACGGGGTGAACTGGGTGGCTTCGTCAAAGCCGATGAAGTCGTATTCGGCTGACATGAACTGGCCGACATCTTCGTCTCGGGAGCAGTATCCGTATTCGATGACCGACCCGTTGTCGTACCACCAGGCTTTCACGTTGTCGATGGAACGCAACTGAGCGGATACGTTCAGTTGGGCGTATCGGACTTGGGATCGGATGATGAGGGAGCGTCGTAGTTCCGGTAGTGCGGTTCGGATCAGCAGGGAACGGTGGCCGGGGTATTTCATGGACAGTTCGTGGGCGTGGTAGGCGAGTAGTTCGCTTTTTCCTCCACCGGCGGCACCTCCGTACAGCAACCAGTCGGTTTTGCCGACGAGGATGTGGGCGCGTTCTTGGCGTTTGTTGCCGGTCAACCTCCATGCGTGGAGGTCGGTTTCGAGTAGACGCAGGTATTCGTCTTGTTCGGCGGGTGTGAGCTGGAGAAACTCGCTGTCTGACAGCAGGTTCATAGTTCGCTCATTGTTCGCCCAGCGAACCGTTTGTTTGCGACCGGGAGGTTGTTGGCGACGATCCCGATCTTGTTTGTCGGGGCGCAGATGGCGAGCAGGTCGTTGTCGCTTTGGTCGTAGTATCCGGCGTTTTCCAATGCTTCGAGGGTTGGGAACACGTCAGCGTGACGGTCGGCGTGGCGGTCGATCATGTCGTCCTGTTTGCCACCGTACGAGAAGATGACACGAAAGTTGGTCGGCAGGATCGCCTGTTTCAGCATTGCGACTTCTTTGGTGTAGGCGTAGAACAGGATGTCTTCGTATTCTTCTGCCAGGTCGATCCATAGTTGCAGGTAGTCGGCGTTGAAGAAGTCTCCGGCGTCGTGGATTCGTACTGCTTTCCCGCCGTTGGTGATCCAGCGGTGCAACCATTCGTCTTGCGGGTCGTGGTCGATGTCGAGCGGTGTGCCGGTCGGGCGCATCCGTTTGTGTGCCAGTTCTCCGGCCATGTCGATCTGCCATTCTTTGGGTTTGTCCAAGATCATCAGCAGATTCTCGAGGTGGCGTTTGCGAACATTGCTGAACAGGTATGTTCCAAACTTTGCGTAACACACTCGACCGCATCCGAGGGCGTTTGGGCAGCAGTTGAAGCGTGTTCCGTCGCCTAGATCGACGACATGGGCTGGGATTGTCCAGTTCCACACTCCGACCCGGCGCAGTTCGCTGTTTTGTGTCAGCAAACGCTTCTTTGTGGTCATGCTCCGTCCCCAATGGCCCGTAATCCGGCTTCGACACGCCGTTTTGCTTCCTGTTTGAGTTCCTCGAGGCGTGAAAGACGGTCTTCGGGGCTTCCGGTGCGCTGTTCTTGGATGGAGGTCGCTTGGCCGGACTCCAATCGGAGGATGTCGTACCAAATCTTGGCGACTTTGGTGGCTTCTTCGGCGGTTTTGATCTCCCATTCGCCGTTGGCGAGCCTCAATCCGA